TAAGAAAAAAAAAAACATGGATTCACTAATGGAGTTATTAAAAATGTCTACTCAAAACAATAAACACGGAAAAAATTGTGAATGTGTACCTTGTAAAAGGTTTTACTGGTTTAATGTTGCCGCACTAGCCGGTCAACCAGTTTATAATTTTGGTAGTGAGGAGGAGTACTAGATGGAATTTTCAGCTTTAGAAGACAAAATTATTAGACAAAACCTTGAAATTCTCTCTAAGACAATAAGAGGTAGTGAACAAGAACCTGCTTTGAGAATTACAGACGATTCAGTGAGATTAATACTGGTTAGAAAAACTGATAAAGCACTTGTAATTGAGTACGGTTCATTCGGCTTATCTCTACCTGACAACACTTCTTTTGATGTTGTATGTAAATTTGCTAAGTATGTACTACAGCAAATCGATTTATTTAGAACTATTAATCCTGAATTTATGAATCTATTTTAAATCTCTTTTTTTACTCGAACACTCTCGATCACTCTCGGGATGAGTGATCATTTAATCTCTCTTTTTCTCACTCTTTTAGTATTGTATGCAAGTATTAGTAAGTCAATTTAGTAATAGGCACACAACCAACCTTTATTTTAGTAATGTTCGTTAGATTTATCTCCGTTGGTCTCCCGGCGACCAATTTAGCCCCCTGCGGGGGGCAGTAATTTTTATGTGTGTAATTTTGTGGTAAAAATTTTGGGGTTTGTTCTCATTTGAGAGTTTTTTCTCTCATTTGATAGTTTTTTGTGGGAATGTTTTAGTAGTGATGTGTGAGAGGTAATATTTAGTCTAATGTGGTCCTTGTAAGAGGATTATATTGGAGGAATTGTTATGGGTAATTGGAATCCACAAGTGTATACTGGTTCTGCTCCTGCTGCTGGTGCTGAACATGATTTTAAGTTTGCTGATCAGAATGTTAGTCATAGTGAGCCTATTATGATTCAGTCTTTAATGGTTACTTTGACTGCTTCTGCTCAAGCTGCTAACCGGGTTGTTCATTTTGATTTTTACACTCCTTCGGGTGTGAAATTTTACAGTGTTCGTAATTTGAGCAATATTGTTGCTTCTGATGTGGTTGACATCACCGCTGCTTCTGGTTTGTATAATAGTGAGACTGTTGGCACTCATGAGAATGTTGTGTTGCCTAAAGGGTTTGTTGTTCCGGCTGACACCGAAATTAAAACTGTTGTTGAAAATATTGATGTTGGTGATCAGTTAAGTGATCTTCAAATTGTCTGCTATCCCAACGGTCATTTCCCGGACCTTGATTAGTTGATTAGAAGATGAACGAAGATATTCTTTCTGATTTGGAAGAGGCTCAAAGATTAATTGCTGGTAAATCTTCTTGCAATCATGATCATGAACCAGTTCCTGAACATAGCTGGATGTGTTTTGATTGTGGTATTTTTTTTCTTTCTCCACCTTTAATTAATTTATTTAGAACCCAACCGGAGTTTATTAAGAAATGAGTGAACCAGTTCATTATCTTAGTCAAGAGGAACGAAAAGCTCTTCGGTTTAATCCTCGAGAAGGACAAATTTATTCTTTATCCAATTATGCTCTTCAACGGCATCTCACTATGTTAGAAGATCGATTTATGGCTCACCAACTTTTACCTGAGTGGTTTCGACCCTTAGCAAATGATGGTTGGTCCGTTTTAATTGATAGAACTAAGGATTCTGGCAAAATTATTTATGATCCTTTTGTTCTTCAAGTCATTACATGTCCTACCTGTGGTGAAAAAGTTCTTCGAGAAGAATTAGGAGAACATGCCTTCCATAAACATCTTACTCGTGAAAATCAGTTAAAGATTTTACTCAAAAGTCTTCAACATGAAGTTATTCTCAAATGATAATATTTTTATATCCCTCTTTTTTTCTTTTGAACCGGGTATAAAAAATGACAACTGCATTATTTGCCAGAGATGGACAAGTTTATTATGGTATGAGAAGTTCTTTATCTAACTTTGATTATCAATTTAATTTACCAGCTACTTTTACTAAACCAGTCGTGATTCCTGATCCTTCTGGAAATACTGGAAATATTACTAAAACAGAATATCACTCTGTTACTGAACAAATAGGTATTAATCTTACTAAAGAGGAAGCTATTAAACTTATGTTTGGAATTGCTAAGGAATTAGTTGATTTTCCCTGTGAAAGTGATCGTGATATTGAAGGTAATCTTAATAATTCATGGGGTTTAATTCTTAATTTAGCTAAAAAATCAGAATCAGAATCAACCAAGTAGGTAGCCATCTAAAACCATGTCCGGTCCGATAGTACTATGACTTCCAATATCCCCTTACTTGGAAAGAGTGTTATCGGTTGGGATTGGGATGGAACACTTTCTATTTTAAGTGGGGATTTCATTTTACCTGTTGCTCTTGACTGTATGAAGAAATTTACCGAACTTTATCATGTTGGTAATATTATTATTAGTGGCCGGGAACTCATGCCTCTCGAGATAGTGCAAAAAAATTATCCTTTTATTACTTCTGTGGAGGTTAAAGGAACCGAATCTAAACATATAAATCCTTATCGTTGGAAAATGGCTAAGTTACGACAATGGTGGGATTATGGGCGTGGTCCGCTTATTCTGTATGTGGATAATGATTATAATTTTGTTCAAACCATTCGTTCACAAGGAGAATTGATTCCAGTCTCTACTTCTGAGAACTTTGATATTACTCGACTTGAAAGTTGGATTAAGTTTTACAAAACTCAACGAGTGAATAGAAAAAGTTAAAAATCAGTTGATATAATTCAGATAAACGGAGATATTATGACACGAGGTCAATCATCAAAAACAAAATCCGAATCTGTGGATAATTCAGTTCCAAATTCTGATGGTAGTGCTTTGGGTACTAGTTCATTTGACGTTGGTTCACCAACTGAATCTACAACAGCCAAAGAAATTAATACAAAAAATCAAAAGAAAGTTGAGGTAATAAGTGCTAACAAAAACTCTTTTGTAGTCCGTTTTCCTGAACCTGATCCTAAAAATGATAATGATGCAGTTCGGTCTTTAAAATCAAATGCTTATTTTGATCGATTTGGATCAGTTATCATTATTGGTGGATGGGTAAATCTTTTAGAAGAATTATTAGAATCTAAGAATATTGTTGAGGAATATAATAAAAAAGCTAAGGATATGGGAATTACCTTTCATATTCGTTGGGCTAATTCTGTTTCTATTAATAAAAAGAACTATCTCTATTGTGGTGGTTATATTTACAATTATGAAAATGGTAAAGAAGTTTATAAAGGTAAATATGATGCTCCTACATGGAGAAAAATGATTGGTTCTGAGGCTTTTTTGAAATTAGGTCCTATGCCTCAACTTAAAATTGATAATATTAAATTTTTTCGGGTTCCTTTTCGATTACCTAAAGAAGGGGAAGAACGTGATTATGAAAAAGAAAAGGAACTTGAAAGTGTGGTAATGCCTAATCAACAATATTTCAAGTTGAAGAGATTTTTCGATAATTGTCAAGTTTTAAGTCTGGGTTAGAAAAATGACTATGGCTTTACCTCCCTCTCGGGAGTCACTCTACTTCTCAGAACAGTATAGTAAGACCGTTAATGCTTTTGTAAACAAAAAACTTAAGTCCTTAAATGGAATGACTGTATCTGAACTTGGAAAGGCAGTTGTAGCAACTGGAGGGAAATGGTATAAGTCGAAAGCCTATTCACCAGCAATTATTGCCGAAGCTCCTAAATATAATATTCAAACGTATCAGAGAATGTATGAACGTGTTGATCTTCTCAATGAAATGGTCAATAAATTTTCTGAGTCTCTTGTCGAATCTGGGTTTGTGATAGGTCCTCCTGATTATCTTCTACAAGACGATGAGTTTGATTTAAAAACTAATGGACCGCTTTCTAATAATATTTTGCATCTTCGTAGATGGTCAAGATTTATTAATTTCCCGAGTTTTATGGTTAATTATTTCAAACCCGCTTTATGGGCTGGAAATTCTTATGCTGAAATGGTTCCTGAGGGTCGGGATATTGATGCTCTTGATTTAGAGCTTAAATCTGAATATACTGATAATTGGGGTATTATTGGTTTAAAAATTATTAAACCCCAAGAAATGAGAGTAGTTCGAGATGCAACTGGAGATGTTTTGGGATACGTTCAATATCCTCATCATTCACCTTTTTTTACTACTTTAAATCGACCTCAAGCTCGAACTATGGTAAATAGGTTTGGGGCGATTCCACTCGAGAAATATGATATTTTACATCTTAAATGGAATCCTTTACCATCAGCTCCTTATGGAATGAGTATGTTTGAACCATTAAAAGATGTAACTGCTAATGTTCTTGGAATAAGAGATGATTTAGCTATTACTGTTAATAATTATTCTATTCCAACAACTCATTTTAGATTGGGAACTGATTTAATTCCTGCTTCTGCATCATCTGTTTTAAAATTCATAGGTCAACTTTCTGGATTAGATGCTTCAAGTGATCTTGTAACTTCTACAATGGTTGATTCTAAAAATATCAAAGACCCCAGTAAAGTTTTAGATATTCCAGTTTTTCTCCGAGCCGTACTTAATATGCTTTATGCTGGAGCTGGTGTTCCAGAAATATTATTTGGTCAAGGTAATGAAACTACCGAAGCTACTGCTAAAATGCAAATGGAAGCAGTAGATAAGAAATTTAAGGCTATGCAACAGTTATTTCGTGATCAAGTTGAATTAAAGTTATTTTCTCGAATAACAAAAGGTATTATGCCTGAAGATTTAAAACCTCAAGATATGGATGAAATACCTCAAATTTACTTTCATCCCTTTGAAACCAGTGAGGATAAAAGACTTAGATTTGAAAATGGCGTTAAATTGGGTGCTATTACTTATCCAGAATATAGACGTGAATATGGTTTCTTACCTAAACGTGGAAAAGATATTATTCTTGACCAAAATGCTGATTATCAAATGGAATTGGCTGATAAGAAATTACAAGGTAAGATGGCATTTGGAGGCGGTATGCAACCTAATGGTCCTCCTCAATCAACTAAAAAAGATCGAAATACTCAAACTAAGGCTCCTCCTAAAGATAATATACGAAAAAACGATGATGAATAATGGTCGCAACTGAAAAACAATTTAATTATTTTGGGAAAACTGAAATATTAATAACTGGGATTAATCCAACTGATTATCCTGCTCCTAATGGTTTTGAATCACAACATTATGATTTATGGTCAATACCGGAATTTCCTCGTTTTGGAAAGGCACTTTTATTTGTCAATGCTCCTACGGATGTTACTAATACCATAGAAGCCAATTTAGAATTTTCTATTCAAGATAAAGATAGTGCTGGTAATAGTTTATGGGTTACTATTGCCTCAATGACTGTTCAAATTACTACTTTAAGTTCTGGTCAAGCTATTGCTTTTAGTGGAGCTACTTATCCTCCTTTAGGTCGTTTTGTACGTATTCGTATTCCTACGGTTGGAACTGGTAATGTTCTTGATGTAAGTGCTCTTATTACGTAATTTTTTATAAAAAAGATGACGTTTAACGTCATAATCAATGGTAGTATTATGTATAATTAGATTTGTTCAAGTATTTGTTCTAATGCTGGATAATATGAACTACAAATAGATAAAACTTCTTGTAATTCTCTTTTTAGTTTATTTTGATCCACTTTTATATTAGGCTCATCATTTAATACTATTTCAATTTTTTTCATTTTGATTTCCTTCTGTATATTAATAATGTCTAAATTGAAAATGGTCAGTTTTTAAACCATGTTCATACAAATAAGCCAATCTTCTTAAACAAGAAGGGCAAAACATCTGATAATAAAAAATATGTTTAGGGCATTTAGCTACTTCATTTATAGATATTTTTAGCTTATTTTCTTTTTCTGATTCAGTTAATTCACTTTTACAGAAATCACACAATTGTTTAAGTTCGATAATTTGACCCATTTTTCACATCTTCTTTTGTATAACTTCAAAAGGTTCTTCCATAATCATCCGCATCTTTAAGAGAAATATTAGAAAGATCGAAATTATAATTAAATCGAATAGCACATTTAATGTATTTTTCAATTGGTAAATTATATATAGGATCAGTTTGAACTTCTATAATCATCATCCATACTAATATACCCATATCTATTAATCTTCTAACCGTATGTAATCCCGCATGTTCGACATTATGATAATCATGGGGCTGAGGTCTGGTAAAGAGTAAAGTTGAAACATACGAATCTTTAGGCAATTTCATTTGTGATGCTAATGATTCTGAGAATGGTCGACTCATTGAAATTAATTCAAGAAGTTTAATATCTAATTGATTAGTCATAAATCGAGGATCGGGCTTTTTGAAAATGAAGTATATCTGAGGAATAAATACTTCACGATCCTCACTGAAATTATACATAGGGAGTGAACCATTCCATTTAGTTAAACTTACATTATCATCTTCTTTTGAAATATCAATATTTATAACATTAATTTCTGAATCTTTTAATCTCATGCTGATATCATATTTTTTACGATTTCTGGTTGAGTTAGGACTTGAATTATTCATAAAATAAACTCCTTAATTTTTCCAATTTCATAATTTTGATGAAAGTATTTAAAGATTATGAAGAATGTAGTTGTTAGTCTATACTTCTAAAAAACGGAGAAAAATGTTCGAGAAGCTCTCTAATATAATTAATTCAAATTTCATTTTTAGGATTAATACTTTATAGAAAAACTGAGGCAAAAAAGTGATATAATGAATAAACAAGCTAATTTTTTTGAGAGCTTTTTCATCCTCGAACAAGAGTGAATTTATGATGAATCCTTTTAAAGTTTATGATGAATTTGTCATAGTTACGAGAGAAAAAGGCAACTCACAAAAACTAGTCTGGATTTATATATAGAAATGTTGAGATGCTTCTCATAAGAAATATCCGGGTATGAGAAATGCCTGAAAAATTGGTGCGTTGTACGAAAGAAGTTAAATCATCTTTAAGTAAAAAACATCCAAACTGGACACCAGAAAAAGTTGACAGTACTGCAAGGGCAATATGTGTAAAACAAACCGGATTAAAATTTAATAAAAAAGATTCAGTAGAAATAAATAAACGTATTAAAAGTTATTGTGAAAGTACTGGAATTGTTCTTAATGAGGATGGAAGTTTCCGGGATATAGGTTTTGAATATTTAGTTGATGAACCTCAATTTCAATTTGAAGAAAAAGTATCTCCAGATACAGAAAAACCTACTGGAATAATGATTATAAAAGGTCGAGCACTTTATCCAGCCACTTCACGAAATTATACTCGATATACTGCGGATGAAATTCAGAAGTCCGCTAAGTTTCTAAAAGGGGTTCCATTTCAGAAAGATCATTCTGATTCTGTTAAAGATACGTTTGGGGTTATTACCAAATCTACTTTTGATAAATCAACTGGTGATCTTTTATATGAAGCCGAAGTAGATGCAAATGACCCGGTAACTCAAGCTATTCAGAAAGGATTTATTAAATCAGTTTCTGTGAAATTGAGAGCTAAATCGGTTACTTGTTCTATTGATGGAGAACCTATGACCTTTTGGCATCGTCACATGCCCGGTTTTGAATATGAACGAGAAGATTCAAAGGGTCAACCTATTCGTGGGAGTAAAAAACTTTTAGCAGAAGCTATTCCTAAAGATTGGTATTATTTCCATCTTGCCGCAGTAACTGCTCCGGGTATGCCTCGTGCTAATATTAATATGTCTGCGGAATCTGATTCTGAATCCGAATTAGGATTTATGAGTGATACACTTAACGAAATTTATTTAGAAGGGATAAATCAAATTTATTCTCCTCTATACGGAATTACTTTATCTGAATCAATTGGTGAAAACTATATGCCAGATGATGACAAAACAAAAGAAGAATGGAAAAAAGCCTTGGATGCTCAGTTACAATCTGAACGTACTGCTCTTGAAAATGAGAAATTAAAAACTCAATTAGAAGAGCAACAAAAAAGACAACAAGAGCTCCAAGAACAAATAGAAGAAATGAAAAACCAACAAGCTCTTAAAGAAAAAGAGAATTTTGTTGATGAACTCATAACTTTACAAGTTAAAGCTAAGAGGTTGACTAAGGAAAATTCTTCGGCTGAAAAAGAAAAGCTGATGAAAGAATCAGTTGATCTTGTTAAAGGTCGTTTAGATATTTATCGAGAATGGAATGCTAATAATTCTCAACAAAATACTCGATCATCTGGTATTTCTCCTTCTTTTTCTAATAGTAAAAGTAGGGTTTTCGATGTACCACCTGAACAAGGTGATAATTCACAAATTCCAATTAACCATGAAATGACTCAACGAGAACAAATGGAAGCCAGAATAGAATTTTATGGTAGACAAATGTTTGGGAAAAATTGGAATCAATCATGGGAAGCTGTTCAAATGTATGACCGATGGAATTATCAAACAGAAAAATGGCGAGACCCACTACGAGATGCCTTATTGGAATCAGTAGGCAGACCTTCTGGAGGTAGATAAAAATGGTTAATCCACCTATTTTTGGAAATTTTGATCCTTTATCAAATAATCAAATACCTATTGAAGGTAAAGTAGTTAATGCTTTTGTTGATCCAACTCTATTAGCTACATTGGACTATAATGATCCGACAACCTATCCATTGATTCTTCAAGGTGCTGTTTTACGATTTGTTGGAAATTTAGTTGTCAATAAATGTGATGGAACTCATCGTGATCAAATAGCTGGAATAGCACGAACTACTTTTCCAGAACCAACAATGCTTGATGTAAAATATTTCCAGAATCCAGATTCTCCGTTACAACAAGATATTAAATTTCAAGGAGCTGGTAAATATTCAAGTAAATCCTATAAAGCATTAGGAAATGTTATGTCACAAGCTCAATTAGTATTAGTTGAAATTCCTGCCAATGGAAGTGATATTACTATTGTAGCTGGTGATAAGATTGTTCCCTGTACGCAAACTGGTTCTTCTGGAGTTGAAGCTCTTTCTTTACCAACTGTGGCTGGTGCTAATCCAACTAAAGCTGAATATCAAGCTGGTGAGGCTGAACGTGATCGAGTTATTGGAACTGCTCTAACTAATATTCATACTGCTTTCCGAAATGGTAGACCTGCTCTCGGACAAAATAATAACGATACTTTAACTCATAGTGCTACTGCTATTGTTAGAGGTTGGATTTGGGCAAGGATTAATGTTTGAGGTGAATTAAAATGTCAATGAAATTACCACAATATGCAAGAACAATAACTGAATCAGAATTTAACAATATTCAATGGGGTGTTCAACCTAAGAATGGTTATATAGAACACGCTGGTCAAAAATTTAATTTTCGTGAAGCTAATTATTCAGATTTCCAAGAATTTACTCAACCCGGTGTTTCTGGACCCGGAACTACACAAGATTTTGCTTTATTAATGCCTGAGGTCTTGAATAGACAAATTTATACTTTTATTCAAGATAATTTAATAACTGAGAATTTTGTTCCTACTATTAAGATTAATGGTCCTGTAGAAACATGGATGAGAGAGTATGGGTTTGAAGCTACCGAAGTGGCTCAAGCTGATGAAGTACCTGCAGCCCAGTTGAGTTATGACAGAGTATTCATGCAAATAATTAAGGTCGGTATTAGACCTGAATTATCGTATGAATTGATGGCTGATGCCCAATGGGATATAATGGCAAGACATGTTATGCAATGTGGTCTTGCTATGGCAAGATATCGAGATTTACATATTCTTGATATTTATAACAATGCTGTGCCAGATGGAAAAAACGATGTTGGTATGCACTATTCAGATCATATTATTGATGGTGGTGGTGCTCTTAACTGGGATGCTATTGTTAATGCTTACAGTATTCTTGGATTAGAAAACTTAACTGCTACTGATATGATTATGAATCCATATCAAGCCGCAGAATTACTAAAACTCAAAGAATTTAGAGATTCTTCTGGTGCTTTCCAAGTTTTGTCTGGTAGAATAGAAAATACTTTACAAACTGGTAGATTGGCTCCTATTCTTGGTATGAACACTTGGGTTTCAAGACATCAACCCGCTGGTCAAGTATTATTTATTGATCGAAATAACTATGGTGTTCTTGGAATGAGACAACCAATTTTAGTTGAATCAGATAAAGACATTGTTAAGCAATTAAACACAATCGTATTTACAGAAAGATATGGTTGTGGTATAATGAACTCTTCTGGAGCTGTTCTTGTAAACAACTTAAAAGAAGGATTGTAATTTCTCATAATCATCGATTGGCTTTGATGACGACATTTGTAAATCTCCGGTCATTTTTGATATTTAATCAAAAATGATCTTTTTTTTCTTTGAGTTGATAACATGAGTTCTTCATTACAAAAAACTGATTATCATATTTGGCAAGGCTCTAAGCTCACTCTTCCAATTATTATTAAAACATCAGATGGTAATTTAAAAAGTCTAACTGGATTTGATGTTTATTTTTATATTAGAGAAACACCGAATGGACCTAATATAATTGCTAAAAGTTCTACTAATTCGGCTGAAATTCTAATTGATCCTGATCAAGTTAATAATACTGGGCAATTAACAATTTATTTTTTGCCAGATGATACCTCTGTCGTTCCTTCTGAGAGGTTTAATTATTCGATTTGGTTAGTTAATCAAAATGATAGTACTGATATTGTTCCTTATCAGTTTGGTTATTTTTTTATAGACCCGGTTGGAGAAAGCATTATTGGGGTAGTTAGAAAACTATTAGATAAAGCTGGTGAAACTGCTTTACAAACAGTTACCGATGAGATTGTATCACCGGCAAGTGAAAATATTTTATTTGTACCCAGACGTAGAGTTCATGCGGTATATGGTGTTTGGCAAGTAACTGATACTACTCATTCTGGAACTAATTATTATTCCGCTAATTCTAAATTCACTGATCAAGGTGAGATAACACTTGCCACTAATTTACCAAATGTAATACAAGATGTAAGAGTTAATTATCTTTGGGAATCTGGAATAGGAGATTCAACTCTTTATGAACATTTAACTAATGCACGAAGATGGGCAAGAAATATAACTGGAGTTGATTTTGATTATCAATCAGCTCAAAATGATGAACAAAACTCTACTGAACAATTAGCTATTGCTATGACAATTTTATTGTGTGTCATGACTATTAATGGTGCTAATGCTTCTCAAATGGGTTATAACTTTAGATTGGCTGAATTAGAGATTCAAACTAAACTCTGGGGCGAGGGAATGATAGCTCAAGCATTGTTTGAGCAGTACGCTAATCAAATAAAAATGCAATTACAAGCAGTTGGTATCGATGTTAGACCCTATGTAGCTAATAAAATATATAATCGTTATACAATCCAAAAATTCTTTTCATATTCTGGAAGATATGATAGAAATGATACTTGGGAGTATGACTAATGAGCCACGTTCAATATTTAGGTAATTTCGGTGGCACTATAAATCCTAATATTACTTCTGATATTTTTAAAGATATTCTTAGAAATGCTGGTGAAGTATTAGATTTATATAGACGTGGAACTGTTGCTAATTGTGATTGTTTTAATGAAACATTTAATACTGCCGATCCAGATTGTCCAACTTGTTTAGGAACCGGAACTATTGGAGGATACGAAGAAGAACCTTATGCTTCATTTCTGGGTATAGTTCAATTTGATAGTGCTCGTGGTCGTGATCAAGGTAATCAACAAAGAATTTATACTATTGCCGGTCCACTTGATGATCTCAATGCTATTGTATATGCCGAGCCTAAATGGTTTGAGATGATTCATAATGAAGATTTATTAGTATATAAACCTAAAGGATCAAGTACTGGTTATGAATTAAGGATAACTTCTAAATTAGCCAGAATAGGAACCAATAATAATATGGTTTTCTTTGTTATGAATGTTAATAAGAATCCTAAGCCTTTAAGAATGGGTGCAACTGATATCAAGGATCAAATGTAATGGTTTCAAATATTGTTATTAAAATAAGTTTCAAATCTTTAATAAATGATTATATTAAAGCCATTAAAGATAATCCTCAAGACCCTAACTTAATTGGTAATGTTTGGCTTCATTTGATGGCTCAGTTAGAATTTTTACAATATAAATTAGATCGATATATTACAATTATTAATCGATTTTTTAGTGAACGTACATGGAAACAAGAAGTTCTCGAAGATATAGGCGAAAAAATATTAGATACCGCAAGAGACAATGCTACGCATGGTTATTGGGGAACTGATTCTTTACGTAAAGCTGGTATATCATGGCAAGAACGTGCAGAAGTAACTAAAAGATTATATGAAGCAAAAGGTTATGGTAATCCCTCTGGTTTGACAACTGGTAAAGATGGATTAATAAATTCACTTCATATTAATGGTGAAGGTAATATTTTTTCTGTTAAACCTGATGCTGGTTATGTTTTGGTAGGTTCTAAGTGGAGATATGCCAAACTTCTTGAAGAAGGTGGTTATCGTAATGCTTCCGAAGAAAATTTAGGTTTGAAAGTTGAAGCCTTTAGTTTGAATGGTACTACTTTTTCTCCTAAAAAATGGTTAGTTGAGGCTCTTGGAGAAACAGAAGCTAAATTTTTAGCTCAGTTAATGTCTCAAGAATGGAAAAATGGAGAAAATGGTACTGCTTACATTCCACCCAGACCATTTCTCAAACCTGCTTTATGGTCTTCAATTCACGAATCATTTATTGGTAGAATACTTACCGATGCTATTATTTATAATTTAAATTATTTATTACAAGATTTACCTAATTGGAGTCTTGGTGATGATATTTCAATCTATTCTGAGAAAGACACGATTGATTGATATATTGTTACTAACAATTATTATGTTACTGACAAAATAAAATGTGACTGACAAATATTATGACACTTATACAAGTATCAGACGGAACAAACGTGTTTACAATAGATCAAGGATTAACTGGGTCTATCGAACAAACACTTACTAATCATTTAACAGGTCATTTTATAGATATTTGTACAGAACAAATGATAAATTATATTAAAACAATCAAATCAAATGATGGAATAAGTGGTGTAAGTGCATCGGCTTCATTTCCAGAATTTCCAGCCGGAAAGAATGAGAATATAACTTCTAATATGAAATTACCTATTATTGTGGTAACTACACAATTAGGAGTAAGTAAAGAAGTAGGCATAGGTCGTGGCATCACTAATTCTATAAAAGGAACGGTTCGTGGATTTAGACAATATGTTCATATTGAATTTGATTGTCATGCTACCTCTGAATTAGAGGCAGCACGTCTAGCTGGTTGGCTTCTGTTTAGTATGCAACGTGATAAAATGAGTCTTCAACGAAATGGATTTATTGATATTAGACAATTATATTCCAATTCGGCTAAAGGATTTTCACCTGCGTATGGATTTGATATTAATTCGAGATTTTATCCAGTTAGGGTATTTAGACATTTAGCTTATATAGAAACGATGTTTGATGTTATTTGGATTGAAGAAGATACTGATACTTCTGTAATATCAATGATTGTTTTTGATGAAACTTCCAGTTATAGTCTTTCAGATGTTTCAATGGGAATGTCCTTAGATTATTTGTTAGCGGAAGAATTATACTATGGTTGGCATTCAATTTTATTCTAAAAAAATTTAAATAATATGAAAGTAAATACATGAAAATAGTTTAAATGTGATAGTATGAGTAGCGTTGTTCCAAATATTTTGGATTTTTATCGTCAAGATGTTCCACGAGGATTGATTAATTATATTGAACCTGTAACATGGGAAATTGGTAGTACCCCAGATTTTGTAATTAGTCCTGTTAATACAACTCCAGCAGAAGTTTGGATTATTAAAGAATTAGAATTATATGATTTTGCAATAGCTTTTACTGAAACAAATTCTGGTAGTGGTCTAATTGATATTACTTATCCAGATTTAACAACTCAAAGTTTTGATTTATATTCTATTGTATCAAAGGATCAATTTTATATATTGGCTAAGGATTCCATAACAATTGGTTCCAATACTTTACATAAGATTCAATTTGATCCTGCGATTATCTTAGATGCTGGTAATACTGAAAATACTTTTACATTGAAAAAAAATACGAATGTATCAGCTATAAGTTCAGGTTCTTTAAAGATTTCAGCTAAAGGCTGGAAATTATATTCAACAAATTATTGAAGTGAAATAAATGAGTGAACGAATTATTCCCGGTGTATCATTCACCGAAGATACTGCAGGACTGATAGGAACACCATCAGCCGGTGCTATGGGAGTTCTTCTTGTAGGAACTGCTTGTAAAGGACCCTTAACTCCACAATATTTTGGAGCTGGGCAATTGGCTGATATACTAAATATGTATGGACCCACTGACCCTTATAAATATAAAAATCCAAGTGGAAACGACCCTAAAGCTGAATTGACTTTAGTAAGATCAGCTATCGAAATTATGTGGGCAGGTGGACCTCCGGGTGGTTTATGGATTTGTCGAATTGCCGAAACTGGAGCAGTTACTTCTGTAAGTCAAGGTATTACTGTATCTGATTATTCAGATACAACTGGTAGAGGTGCTTTAACTAACGGTACAGTTACTACATCTAATTTTACAATAACTGTATCTGATACAACTGGATATGAAGTTGGTGATATGTTAACAATAACTTCTGTATCTCAACCTACTCTTGACGGTAATTATTTTGTTAAATCTTTAGCATCAACAACTCTTACAGTTTATAAAGTAGGGGATTTATCTGGTTTTTCAGTAGCGGCATCTGATTTAGCAATTCAAGGATATGGACCTGTTGCTGATGGAGTAATTAGATTTACCGCAAAATATCCCGGTCAATGGTATAATAATGCTCAATTTCAATTTGCTCCTTTTCAAGATGTTCTTGGAGTTGAAGCTGGAGCAGTTGATACATTCAGAATAAAGATACCATCTAATCAATTCTATGATGGTTATATCGATTCAACGTCATCAACAGGACTTCGATCATTAAATCGATGGTATTACAAAACGGTAGAAGTTCAATTAAATCAAAAAGGAGGCTATGCTCGAAAATCAATAGCTGATATTGTAACTGCTTTACAAGGAAATTCTGATATTTCAGCTTATTGGGATGTAGCTTTTACTGGAAGTGGAACTGACGATTATATTGATACTACTTCTGGATCATTTACTGATTTAACATTAAGCAGTGATACTGGTGGAACCAATTGGTCAACTGATGACTCAGCTATTGTTTCAACCGTAGCAGTTCAATCTGCTTTAGATCAATTACTTACCAAATCTGGTAGAATATTAATAATTGGAGGTTGTGATGAAACTGTTTTGTCTGGTGGATATATTTCTCTTGGAATAGCTCATGTTAATACTGCCTCTCAAAATGGTGCTGATAATGAACGAATGTTCTTCTTTGGAACTGGTAATTATTCCACTCTTCAAGAATTAATATCAGCTTTTGAATCATCTCCCTATCCTTCTGGAAATGGTAGAGTTGCTCATTTTGATCCCGGTTATCCAGTAGCCAATACCTATTATGGTAAGATTTATTCAAATAATTCGGTAGCTGATTCTAATACTACTGTTGCTTTAAGTGGTGCTTATGGTGCGGCTCGAGCTGCTGGTTTGGCATCAGTTTATGCTCCAGATCAAAGTATTCTGAATAAACCTATTGGGGTAACTTCTCTAAACTTTGATTTTGATCGATCAACATTAGAACGATCAATTATTGCTAGGTTTGCCACTTTTGCAAAATCATTTGATGGGTCTTTTGTAGTTAGACGAGCTATTACATCTGCTCCAGATGGTGATCCTTTTGCTCAAATATCAACCAGATTAGCTGTTGATGATATTCGTTATAATATCAGATTAGCTCTTCAAAATTTCATTGGTCAGAAAAATACTGCCAGAGTTAGACAAATTATGAATGATAAACTTGCATCTGTTATGGATGGGTATGTTAATCGTCAAATAGTGGAAACAGGTTATCAATCAGAAATAACTGCAACTCGTGATCAAGAAATCATTGGTGTTGTCAAAGTTATATTAATTTTCAAAGTAGTTTTCTATATAGAATTTATAGAAGTAGAATTAGTATTGGAATAAGTGATATCAATGAGTTTATTAGTACCCGAAGGAATACCCGCTCCCGGAGTTTATCATAGTAACAATGGGGCAATTTATTTAGGTGGTGAACGATTATTTAGAGTATCATCAGCATTTTTAAGGATAATGCAAGGAAGTGCAATGTATATGGAAATAGGAAGTAAATATGGTATTCCATATCCAACTCTTAGAACCGTAGCTGGTAATATTAGTAAAGCCTTTACTAATTTATATGATATGTTTTTAACAGTAGGTCTTCCAGTAGATTTTTCTAAAAACTTTACTCCGGGAGCTATTTATGATTCTTCTGGTAAATTTGGAGATATTAATAAAATAATTGAGGATGTAATTACTGCTTTAGAATCTAAAAAGGCTCATAGTAAGTTTTCAACTGGATTGTCAGATGGGAGACCAGCTAATTCATATCCTATCAAGACAACTGCTGAATTTCATATTAATGAAGATAAAGTAGCTTCAACTACAAAAGATTTTACAACTGCTAATATTTTGACTTCAACTGATAATTATACTCATATTATCAAAGTTGATGGAGTTCTAATTAATCTTAATTCTTTAGCACTTGGAACTGGTGCTGAAATTGTTACCAGTGGACCTATTGATTTTATAGGTGAAAATTACGATTTTAGTTTAGTGGAATGAAAAAAATGAGTTATCTAAAACCTTCTTATTCTCCTGAGCCGGGAGTCTTCGTTGGAAATAATGGGCGAGTAGTCATTGCAGATGGTGAAGGTAATCAATATGAATTGATGCAAGTTCAACGATTATTGATTAGAGTCAATAATTCTGTTGGTGGCTATCCGTCTGTTGGCTCACAAACGGTTAAGACTTATAGTGGAAATATTTTTGTAACTGGCTCTCTTGCTCGTGCCTATATGAATCTTTTTGAGACTAAAATGGTTACTGGTCTTGAAAATGTTTCATCTGCAACTGCTGATAATTTTAAAAAATTATTAGGTTTAAAAACTGGTAAAAGTGGAAATGGTATCTTTAGTCTTTCACGTTATCCAGCTCAATTAGTTACTGTTTCAGCTATTATTAATGATCAAGTTATTAATAATACCGTTACTACTTTAAAGAAAGCCTTTAGCTTTGAAGCTCATTGGTGTCTATTTGATAATTCTGGTATTAGTTATAATTCAAACGGATTAATAAATTCAGATGTAAGATTTATAGCTTCATATCCAGATTATAGACTTGTAGATAGTGACCCATCTAAGACTATGTCAGTTGTAGCTTAAAATTATTAAAAAAGGAATTATTAAAATGTCGTCAGAATCAGAACAAAAACAAAATGTTAAACAATTAGAAAATAAAGAGGATATACCTCTTTTAACACAAGATGATATTATTATGGATCAAGAGAAGATTTATGATGATATTATTATTATCTCTCAAAGAGGTAATGAATTAAAAAGACGAGTTCAGTTTAAACATCCAGATATGGCTGAATGGCTTAAAATTTCTGGATTAGCAACTCAACAAGAAACTAATGACGAATCAATTGATCCATTAGAAAATACTATTTTACCATATTATAGACAGTTGATTCTTATTTCATCGGTTTCTCCTAAGTTTAATTCAATTGAGGAAATAAAAAACAAAGACCCAAATTTTCAATTCTATTATGGAAAACATATAGATCAAGTTTTTAGGCGAATCCGTTTTTTATAGAAAAGTTTGCTGAGTCAGAAGACGGAAAACAATTTTTTGGTTTTATTCAGCAAACTGTACGTTTCCCGTCTATATCAGCTTTAGCTCATCTTTCAGTTGGACAATATACCTTTTTCACTCATTCCATTAAAGTGAATAATCAAACTAAAGACTTAGAAGATAAACAAGATAAAGAAAATGATGAATTACAAAATCAACTTAAACACTTAGACGATTTTACAAAAGATTGGCTAACGAAAGTTGAACGTGGTGGAATCTAATGTCAGAAAATCCAGATACAAATTCAGAGGTTTCAGTCAAGTTTGTTCTTGATATTAATGATCTAAAAAATGGTTTAACAGAATTACGTACTACTATTCAAGATACGTTTCAACCAATTCAATTATCTGGCTTAACTTCTGGAGGAAATGGTGAAACCGGCGTTCCAAATATTACTGTTGGAGGTGGTGGTGGAGGAGCCGGAGGAAGTGGACCTAATATTTATATTGGTTCAGGAGCACAAATCAATGAGGTTGAAACTGGAGTTCCTTTAGGTCAACTTATTGGTGGTTCCGACAGTCGTAGAAGTATTTATGTTAATATTACTAATGTAGGAGGAACTGGCGGAGGAGGAGGTGAAGGAGGCGAAGAAGCTGGAAGAGGTGGTCTCATAGATCGTGAAGAACTTCAAGAAATGCTTCCAGAAATGATGATGGATATTCCAACTCGTATGCCGGATTTAGCAAGTGATGATACTCCAGTTGATTATATCTATAATTGGATGCGGGTACAAATGTCTTCTGGAGTTGGAGCATGGAATCGTGTAGCTCGTTCTGGAGAATATGAGGGTACTAATTTATTAGCAACTTATCAAAAAGCTCTTCAATTATCAGCTTCGAGAAATGAAGGTAAAAATTTACGATTGGGAGATTTAAATTCTAAAGATAGAAGTTTAATAGATGGTCTTTATCAATTAACTGCTAAAACTGGTTCAAGAATAATTCCTGATTCATTAGCACAATTTAAAACTGATT